GTGTAGGTGTAGGTGGAGTATTTGGTTTTGGCGCTCCCCGTGATATGCCTCTTGGTCTACCACGATTAACTCCAGGCATACGACGAGGAAAAATATCACTAAGACCGCTGCTGCCTTGACACTTTAATAATTCAGGGTTATTTCTAATAACTTTTGTTAATGCATCAAGCAATGCTTCTTCAAGCACTGCCTTTTCTTCATCCATATCTATTTCATTAGACTTTTGCTTTTGAATTAACTTGTTGATAATGTCTGTAATGTTTTGTTCTCTATCAGGCATATTTTCAACAAGAACCTTCTCAATTGTCTTAAGTTGTTCTCTTTCAACTAACTTTACAATCTCTTTGGACATCTCTGTTGATGTCGGCATAGTAGGTTGACGTTCAGCCGTTTGTTCACGAATAAGTGGCGTAAGTTTTCTTTGTAGTTTTTTGTCTGCTATACGTCCAGGAGTTCCTTTTTCACTTTTTTCGTAAAACTTTCTATTTTTTGGAGCACCAGGATAATACAAATACTCCTTGTCATCATATGTGACAGTTTGTGGCTTCAAGTCCTGCATCGTATTTCTAGGTGTAGCAAAACTACCTTGAGCAGATAGTTTCTCAATTGCATTAAGCGCAGAACGAACATCATTTGCAATACTGTTGACAACTGTTGTTAAGTCAGCAATCCGTTGTACTACATCATTATTATTTTTTCTATATGTTTTGTATAGGCGTTTAAATGTTGATTTATTCTGTTTATCTTCATCGTCATTAAACAGAAGTGGAACGCCAAAAAGACCAGCAAATATACCTTTTAGCAAACTATATTTTTTACTTTTACTTTTTTTAGCAGAAGACGTAGACGTATTACCCATAACATCTTTTAATGTAGGTTTTTTGTCCCAAGAGGAAGCTCTTTGTTGTTCTTTACGCTTTTTCCAAACAGATTCTGGAGTCCACTCCGTTGAATTAGTAGGAGAGTTTGATGGAGGAGGATTGTTTGGTTCTTCTGGTGTCATCTTCTTCTGTTACTCTTTGCTTGTTGTTTTTCTAAGGATATACGCTCATTCTCTTCTCGAATATGCTTGCTCACCAGTCCAATATAAATCATACGTTCCCAAGGCATCATACCCTCTAATTCTGCCAAACTGTACTTGTGAAATTGCATCAGAGCAAAGTTTGTTGAATAGTAGTTCATTAGGGTTTCATCACGAAGGCTTATTCGAAAAAATCGGAGAGTCCCTCCAAGTGTATTTGATGGTCTGCTCCACACTTACCACAAGTTAGATTTGCGTCATATACAATCTTTGGAACATTGTCAAAGAATGTCTTGATGCTAGCAAATTGCTCTTGCGTTAGGTTTTCAATAAATCCTCTAAATTCACCTTCCTGCATATCAGTTACTTGATAAACTTGTGCTTCATCAAATAGATAGTCAGTGCAGTGTTCAATCAAACTTAACATATTTTCAAAATCATCACCATCAGTCTTCACTTTCGAACTAACTGAGATGCTAGGGTATTTTAACTTGATACCAACTACATCTGTTAACATAATCTTATCTAAGACAGGTTTAGATTCAACAACAGTCTTGAGCAAATCTACTTCAAGAGCCATCTCATTCTTACATTTCTTTTCAGCAACATCATTCTGACAGATGTATGTAATTTCTACAATTTCACTAATAGACCTTGCTCTCAGATGAAGGAAAATCTTTTCCAGTTCATACAGAGGCATATCATCAATATCAATGTTATCAAGAACACATGAAGCAACTACCTGCTTAACAGCATCAACAACAGATGTTATTTCACCAGACTCAAGTGCCATAAGAAGAATCTTTTCTTCCTTGACAACAAATGGTCTAAATTTTATTTCTCTATCTTGAGAGGATAAAAATACTTTATAAATTGGCAAATCAATTTTTGGCAAAGACATAAATTACTCCACAGTTAATTTTATTACGGGGGTGGACCTACACTCCATCCACCTATTAATATTTTTTTTCTTTCATCTACCTTAATAGGTGGACCTTCACTCCATCTACCTCCTCTTCTTAATTTTAATATTTCCCCTATATCTATTTCTAATTCGTTTGTAGGTGGACCTTTACTCCAGTTCTTTCCGCCTTCTAATTCTAATATGTCCCTTCTTTTTAATTCGGCTGCAAGTGCTTCACTTCCCTCTTCTACTGAAACTTGTTCCCAATATCTATAAGTCATAGATACCTGTACGCGATGAAATCCATCATCAGCCCAGTTTCCTTGCAATGCATTTACTGCAACAGGAAATGCCTCATATAGTTTACATGCATAAGTTTGTGCATTTTTTTCATTTAATTGAATTATCTTAACATCAGTAGTATATTCTTCTCTATACTTAAAATTAAAGTTTGTAGTTGGGTTAATGAAGTTAATCCAATTATCAAAAAAATTCTTTTCTCTCATATCTTCACTGCAAAGAAAAGTTAGATTAATTTCAGAATAATCTGTTCCATAAGGGGTCTTAAATGATGGACCATAAATTCTATTGTCTGATGTAGTTAAAGTTCTTCCTGGAAACTCAACAGATTCGCAAGCAAACTCTAAACCACTAGCGTTTTCACCAAATCGGGCATATTCGGGGGGAAAAATTTCAACCGTAAATCTGCTAACTTTAGCAACACCATTTGCCCTGACATGCTGAAAAAATTCGTTAATATTCATGGTTTGTACACCATCTTCTCTGTTGGTAGAAATATTGCTGTTTCCCAGTTGTCTGGCTCAATGTAAATGACTGAGGACATAATATGGGATAGCAGATAACGTTTAACGCAAGTTTGCATTAAACCACGATATCTCTTTGATGTTTGCAACAAGTCATATGATAACTTAAATTTGGTAGTGTCATCGTATTTATCGTTGTTAATGAAATCATGAAGTCTATCAAGCAAAACAAGTCTTGAGTATGGGTCAAGATAGTGGATGTTCATGCCTAGAAATCCGTCACTATACATCTCCATAGGTATTACAAGAGGAAATCTATCATAGACTGGCAAAACATCTTTGTATTTGGGGTCATAGTGAAACAAATACATCTTGCCGATAAAGGCTTTTGCAGATATGCGAGTTGGGTCATTGAGTACACTAGAACGGTCAACAGGCATCTTTAATTTGTAAAGTTTAGAACCCAACCAAGACCTAGCAGCCTGAGTTCTTGGACGAATGCCTGATGCACTCATTTCCTTGTTTAACTTGTCAAATAAAGATGGCATTATAGTCCTAGTTCCTTTTCGGTGATAACCTGAAATTTCCAGTTTCTATCCTTACAATACTCAACTGCGGCTTTCCACTTAGCCTCATTCACTCCATAAGTCATCACTTCCTTGATATAGCCTTTGGTAACTCGCTTTTTTTGTACAGGAGGAATTGATTGGCTATATGGTTTCACTTCAATAATTATAGAGTCTAATGTGCCTTGATTGTTCTTTATTTGCACAAAAAAATCAGGAAAATAACGATGAAATCTGTTATCTACAGGCGATAAATAGGGTATGACTATTTCTTCATTAGACCAACCAACCACATTCTTATTGGTATCCAAGTAATTCATGACACGTCGTTCCCACAAACTTCTATAGATAATGTTTGTAGGGTCACCTAAATATTTAGCCGTGTTTATTGGTGAAAATTTGCCTGAATATGCCATAACACTATTTAGTAGAGGATAAAATATGATTCCATTAACTCCGCCAATAGTAAGGTCAAAAGAACCAGGTACTGAACCAGAAACAAACGGGAAAACGGTCGATGAACAGGTTGCCGAGGCGGTAGATTTAAAAAGTCAACGAGAACTTGGAAACGACATACGTCAGAGAGCAAGAATATCAGATTTCTCTCCTGGAGTAGAACTTGAAGATGAGCCGCTTAGAAATATCGCATTAAAATATCCACTAGACATGGCAGGAAGAGCAGATTATCATCATGTTATGAGAATTTGTATATACAAACAAGTTAAATCTAGCTCTAACTTTAAAGATGATGGAAAACTTCTTGGAAGAGTTACTGAAGAAAGTTTTAGCCAATATGCAGGTAATAATCTTGATAGATATTTAGATTTAGACTC